CGTTTGCTCCAATCATCTTTATTGCTAATATTGTAGCATAAATTATTGATGATATGAAGATGATACTCAAATAAAGTCAAATGGTTAATAAAATCAACTTTTTTTGATTATTGATATCTGGATAATAGTTGGATAAAATAAATCTAACGTAGTCAAAACGTAGTCAATCTTTTGCCCGCATAGTTGAGACAATGACTTTTTGAAAGTCTTTTTTTATTAAAACAGACCGACATCACTGTCGGCCTGTCCCAAACTTTATTCAAAATCTAGTAAATCACTTTCTACAATTGCTTCAAGCGCTAAAGATTTTCTTCCCTTATCTTCAAAATCAATAACAATTGTATTGTCTTTGATTTCTGTTACTTTACCAGTTCCAAACGCTGGATGTTTAACTGTTGAACCTACAACGTCCTTGTGAGCTGCAATCCACTCTTTTACTTTCTCATTTTCTTCCTGATCTTGTAGAAGACCAGATTGTTTCATCAATTCGACCACCTCGAAATATCCATCTACAAATGTCTGTTTGAAATCAGAACCCATAGATAATTCTGAACGTTTCACAGGTTCTCCTAAACCTAACATCAAGTGAATAGCTTTCAAAATGACATCATCAGAGACGTTGCGGCTATCGAGCTGCCCACCGACTGCGTCGCCATAAACACCATAGAAATGACCGTCTTCACCATCGTGACCGTAAATATCCATGATATTACTTGTCTCAAGATTGCAATAAACTGCTCCGTCTTCGTTTACAATAGCATACGCTACATCATTGTTTTTAATAGTTTCAAGTAGTTCTTTTGCTGAAATCATTGTTAGCTCCTCCGCATATTTTGTCAATTTGATAGCATTTTCTAAACTCATTTTTTCGATTGGTGTTTTCCCTGTAACCCATCTGCTGATTGTAGTGTCACCAATTCCAGTCGCTTTAGAAATTTTATAGGCTGTTACAGTCTTTAGTAATTTTTGAATTTTGTTAAAATCTGCTTTACTCATTTTTTATTATCTCCCGAATACCAAGCAATAGCGATTGCCAAAATTGCTACAAATAATATAATTTTCATCTTGATTTTCCTCTCACTTTCGTATACAATGAAAGGTAAGGAGAGCTTGCGCTCTCTCACCTTCAAGCGATTATCTCTTCCGCCGTCTGCAAAACTTGGGAGCGATTTTCGCTTTTTTATTTTGCTCTTTTAGTACTTGGTACCAAGAGCGACTCTCTTTTGAGATTGCTACTGCAATCCCTACCGCAACTGTGACCCTTGCAAGCCACTCGTCTAGGTTGTCCATTTGTATCACCTCCTTACATTATTTATTATACCGCATTACACTGCGTTAGTCAAGTCTTTTTACAAATTTTTTTGAATTTTTTTAAAAAATTTTTGCAAATAAAAAAGCCCCAGCCTTTCGGCCGGGGTAGATTAAAATTTAAGAAATATGTTTTTTATTTTCGCAGTTTCCGCTGCGGTTTTTATTTGAAGCTACCAAAGTCGGTAATGCGTTGGCCATCTTTTGATTGACCGACTGCGACATAACGACGATTTCCAGAAGCTGCAATGTATGTGATCCAGATATATCCATCTTTGTCACACCAACCATCGTAATTGATTTCTTGGCCAGTTGTGTAGACTGCCACGATTTCAGCATTTAATCCAGCGGCTGTACGCACGTTGAGAGCTGAAACCTCTACTGTGAATGTGCCAGCTTCTTCGTGGATTGACCCATCACCGCTAGAAATGGTTGGAGCGGGTTGATAGCCTATGTCATCCGTTGGGAAGTAGAACCAACCTACGACACCATCAAAGTTACGGGTGTTATATCGAGCAGGGCCTCCGATATACAGACTGTCTGCGTTGCCATCGATGTTTTGCTCGATTGTTTTCATGGTGTAGCCGTCGCTATCTTCGATTACAAGACCTGTATGGCCGTAAGGGTGACCGTAAATATAGACTGTATCCATAACAAAGACCGCCCCAGCTCGTGGCTTGCTATCAAGATTCCCCTCTTGATTGTACTCTACCTCATAGCCAAGGCTGGCCGCTGAATTGAGCAGGTCAATGGCATTTCCCCACAAAGCCTTGCCAAAGAAGTTGATAGAGATTGAGTTTGGTAAGTCTACGCATTGTGTGCCCCACGCACCATCAGCGTCCGTTCCTACGCCAGCGTTTGCCAGATTTTCAGCAAACAAAATTACATCATTTGTCGTTGCCATATTATTTTCCTTTCAAATTTTCAAACGCCGCAAACCAAAAATAAGTTGCAGCAAAAGCAAACAGAGCAAGCTTCAGAGCCTGCTCTGTTATTCTATTTTTTATCATTTTTCCCCGAACTTGAGATTTTTTCGATAAATTCTCGAAAAAATGTTGTGTTAATCCCGAGCTTATCAAAATTTTCCAGAATAGATTTTAGCTCAAAAAACAGATAACCGAAATAAAGTATCTGTAGAGCTCCAAGTCCGATTCCTTCAGGCAGCAAAATAGACAGCGGAATGCAGAAAGCTAGTAAAGCGATACTAGCAATCTTGCGAATAATTCCGTTGATCCCTTCTTTACTGCGAAATTCAATGTTTGGGTTGAGCTTAGCGGCCAGAGTTCCTGTGAGGAAGTCAATAGCCATAGCACCCATGATAAGTGCTAAAGTAAACACAATCAGTTCATCCTGCGTATCAATTAAGTCACGCAAGCTGTGTGACCATTCCAAAACGTCAGCCTGCATTCATCACCCCTTTTTCTCTTTAGGCGCAGCTTCCAGCTCTGCGATGATGGCGTCCTCAGCAGCATAGACCGCGTCTTGGAACGCTTTTTCCTGCGTGCGAACCTCACGACGATTCGCAGCATACGCTTCGCTGTCGTTGATCCATTCGGTAAACGTGGTCACCCCCTTATCATCGATATCCGCAGTCATTGTCTTAACGACTGTGTCACCGACCTTTAGGCTTCCAACGAGTTTTGTAGTTTTTACGATTTCCAAAGTCATGTTTATTCTCCTTCTTTAGCTGGTTTCGTTTGTTCTTCAAGCAAAGCTTCCAGCTCTGTTACTTTTGCTTGCAATTCAGCGTTTTTGTCCTGTTCTAGGATGAGCCGAGCGGCTAACTCGACCTCTCCTAAAGTTTTATCAGCTAACTGATTTTTATAATCAGCTAGCATGAGATTATAAAATTTACTATCCATAAATACCTCTCTATATGATTTTGCCTTTTGGTACATCTCCAGCAAGTGGAAACTCGTCAACAGTTGTGTAGCTGACCGTGCCAGTCCAAACTCGATTGCCTTTCTTGTTGTTGGTGTAACGAATGCTTCCGTCGGTTTCCAAATGCACAATGCAAGTAGCGTCAATAGTCGTGTTAAAATTACCGGTCAGGGTCAAATGAGCTTGTGAAATAGGCCGAAATCCGCTTGGGATTTGCTCTCTTGCTTTGCCATTTTCTATGATTTCGTTGATGTTGCAGATAATCCGTGTCACAGACACCGTCACTAAATTCCCGATTCGCAAAAACGTAGCATTGACACCCCACATTAGACTAGACTCGGCCTGTAACCTAATTTTTTGGTTTACTGTATCGATGTTGAGAGCGGAATATCCGTTTGAATACGCCAAATCCCACGACCCAGTACCCCCACCTTTCAGCGAGTAGTTAAGGCGTTGATACGAGATGACGTCAGGCGACACTCGCATCGTATGGACCGGCTTCTCATTGGTGTCGTAAGCGTTCATCAAAATGCCGTTTGGCAGCATCTTGATTTCTTCCTTGCCCAAATTCGAGCGAGGTCCTGACTTGTTGTGGTTCGTAATCTGGATATTATCAGCAATCCTGATTTCACCTCTGGTATAAGGTGTTTCGTACTCGTTGATGATTTCTCCAGAGGTCACTCTACCAAGCTTACCGCTTAGGGCAGACAGCTCACCCTCAATGTTCAGCTTGTCAACTGTGACAGAGCCGTCAACAATCATGTCACCTTTTACTTTTAGCAAGCGAGCGATGATCTCAACATTTTCCGGGCTTTGAGCAATCATACTAGCCAAGGTCTGGCCATTGACGGTCTTCTCAACGCTAGAGATGATGCCCCCCTCGTTGATTTTGACTTGGCTTTTTCTGAGGACCGAGTTGCTCAACTCTTGCACAGCTTGCGTAATTTGATTAGCTCGTTGATTCAGCTCCGTTTGAGAGACTTTACCAGAGACCTGTTGAGTAATCGTAGACAGCTGCCCCTCAGCCGTCCTCTTGAACTCGGCTAAGCTAGTCTTGGTCTCATTAAGACCAGACTCGACTCTGCCGACCTTGTTTAAGGTTTCCTGCGCTGATTGCTTCCAGTTGTTAAAACTGGTCAATGATCCATTGGCTGTATTAAGGGCAGCTTGCACACTGGCCAGTTGGCCGTCAATGCCTTGCCTAAACTCAGCCAGCTTGGTATCTGCGTAGGCTGTTGCGTCCTCTGGTGACGGACTCCAGCTTGTCGCAACAGTGCCTAGCTCAATTTTCGGAGCGCAGATTTCGACGCTTCCGGCACCGTTTTGCCCAAATTGGATTGAGTTAGCCACAACATCAGCAGTAAATGTAAATGAGTACCGCTGCCAATCTCTGTTTGAGATGGCTTGATACAATTTACGATTAGCATCACTGTTATTTGCCCATGACCTGATTAGCAGATTGACTGTTGAGCTAGGACTATCGCTGGCTACTCGGGCATAGCAAGATACGGTATATTTCTGTCCAACCACAAGAGCCATGGCAGATTGCGACAAATCTTTATTTCCGACCGTGTTATTGACAATATGAATCATACTCTTGATTAGTGGGTTAGGAGGGCTTGTGACGGGCACAACCTGAGTTGTTCCGTTTCCTCCGCTGGTAGCCTGCCACTTACCAGCTCGCCAATCACCGCCGACCAGCAAAGTTGCTGAGTTGCGCAAGAGGTTGACACCTCCCTCACTCAGCTCCTCGAAGCGTCTGCTTATGCTCCTCACATCCTCTGCGTGCTGGGCTTTGGCTACATAGCCAGCCTCAATGAGCTTGCGCTCAGCTGCCAGCTGACGAGCTGTCTCTTCACGAGAGTGGGTGAGCAAGGCTTCTGAGCGTGTACCGTCTGTGCTGACATAAGCTTGCACAGCTGTCAGGTCAGTTCGCAGTCCCTGAGCCGTGCGCTCAAAAGTTGCCTTGGCTTCGGTGATGAGGCCGTCGGCATCTTCTGGGGCTGGGCTCCAATCTGTAAATTCATTCGACCGTTCCACTTTTACCAAGCCATCTGCATACATCCGAGCAGATACTCTTATGTATGCAGCGTTTTGAGGTACGGTTATTAAATGCTTAGCATACTGCTTGCCTTCAACAATCTCATATCCAAAAGTTGATCTCGTCGATAACAATTCTTTTTCTTTCGTATAAAATTGCCATGCTCGCCAGATTTGCCCGCCTTTGGGGATAGTCACCCAAACTTGTAACGCAATCGTTTCATTTGGATTAACTGCTATAAAATCAGATGTTTTTTCGTTCGGAACACCTGCAGGTCCTAAGTTTTTTCCGCCAGATAAATAGCCCGACGAAGACCTTTTTAAAACGAACAAATTTTCATTTCCTAAAAGGATTTTTGAAAATTCCTCCCTCAGCTTCCCAGCCTCAGCCGTTACCAAGGTCTTATCAGCCTTGTCCTTGGTTGCGTTAAGAATTTCTTGTCGGATAGAACCAGCCCGCACCTCAAATTCGGCTGTGCTCAATTTTGAGTCCAGCTTGTTATCCATGTTAGTCTCGAGTGACTTGACTGACTGTTTGATACTATCTGAGAGCACAGTCAAAGCACTACTATCAGCCTTGGTTTTGAGACCTTCTGTTAAACGCGTCACTCCAGCTTCGAGCGAGTCAGCGCGCTGCTTAGAGGTCGATTCGACCGCTGAGATTTGGTTTTCAACATCTTCAGACGCCTCCGAGTAAAGCGTATCTGTGTCGCTTACTTCAAATTTTGGCATCCAGATCCAGACCGTGTCTGCTCTGTTAAGGTTAAAAATCCATTCGTTAGTCGTTGCTGGGGACAAGCCTGTCCAACTTTTCGGTAGCTTAACAACATACCGCTTGACTTCTGTGGTCAAGGTCACGTTGCCATCTTTAAAACCAATATTCCCAAGCCTCGACCGTAAAATTGTTCCAGCATTTTCTGCTTTGGCATAAAAGCTGATGGTCACATCCTGATTGGCCATACTTCCAGGCACTACTTTGCCATACTGGCCAGTAGCCGGATAAGTGATTTTAGGAACGTTATCACCTCTCCCTATTGGGTCTTCCCCAGCGATTTTCAAAGCATTGTGACCAAGATATTTATTTTCAGTATCGATGGTAGCCGTGTAGGTGCTTGTCGTCCAAATACCAGTTTTTCTGATATCCTGCTTAAAAAGCGAGTTTAAAAAGAGGTTTCGGCCAGAGGCCTGCACACTCGCTATCCGACTAGCCAACTCATCTGCTGTCTGCTTAACCTCGGACTTGCTGGCTTTGCCATCTGCCAGATTCGTCAGCTCTGCCAGTCTGCGGGTCGTCGTTTGCTCGTAATTGGCTTGAGCGGACTTCACGCCTGCTAACTCGGTTTTGGCTGCATTGAGCGTCTGCACTTGCTTTGCTATCTCAGACTCAGCTTGGCTCTGCTTGGTGCGTATATTGCCAACATCCGATCGGATTTGACTGATATTGCTATTCAGCTGACTCTGAGCTTGTGTTAGATTAGCCTTGACTCCTGCTAGATTATTTTGGACATCTGTCAATTGGGATTGAGCTGCTGTTACAGCTTTTTTCAATTCTGCAGTATCAGCTGGGTCTCCTCGTTCTCCCTTTGGTCCTTGCGGTCCTACAGCTCCCTGCGGCCCACGTTCGCCTTGAGGTCCTCTAGCTCCTGTCTCTCCTTTGTCGCCTTTGGCTCCGGTTGCTCCAGTAGAACCTTTCGGTCCTTGTGGTCCTGGGTCTCCTTTAGCTCCATTTTGACCATCGTTGACATTAGTAAAAGTCAACTGCTCTCTAGCTACTTCCTGACCATTTACCAATGCTATAGCCGTCAAGGTGAGTGATTCCCTCATCCCTGCCGCTGTGACCTTGTGGTTTGGAGCTTGGCCAAAATCCTCGTTATCAATCAGCCACTTCCAAGTACATTCCACAGCCCTATTGCCCTTTTTGAGCGTTGGGAAGACTGTGGATTCCCCCTGGTTATTTTTAAAGATATGGCCATTATCAGTAGCGAGATTGACAATGTAGGGAGTTGCCTCTTCAGCCAGCTCCTCTACTCGTTTCAGCAGTTCACTAGCTATCTGGCTAGACTTTCGTTCAAAGTTTGTTAGAGTAGTTTTGTCTGTATTAGCGCCTAATAAGGACTCTGTCTGCTCACTGATACGCGCTTGGACATAGAGGGGTGGATCATAATGTTCTGAGTCAATCAGCGTCAATGTGTCGCCAATCTCACTATTTACTTTTCCCTCTGTGCTATAAGCAATTTTAGGGACACAGCGCTTTTTCAGCTCTGCCAACAGATAACCAAAGAGAGACTCTTTCGAGTCATGCTCTGTCTCTCCATTTTCCAGCACGATCCAGCCATCATCTGTCTTTTTGGTGACAGAAGGAAATTGGTCGCGAGATTGTGGAGCATAGATAGTGTTTCCTTGACTATAAAAGAGGAGTTTCCCCTTTTCATCATAGATTTTCTTATCAAGACCAGCGATGGTCAATCCGTCTTTGCCACTCCCTCTGATAGCCGTCTTGATGTCATTGATATCATCTGAGTAGTTAATGACTTTCAAGTCCTTTCCTACTCGAATAGGGAGTCCAGTCTTGACCTTGCCGAGATTTCCAGCTCGGTAGATATTGAGGACATGGCGTTTCAGCGAGTAGTCGGTATTTAGTTCTGTCACAAACTCAAGCTCAGCCCCAAAACTATTAGCGATAGAGTAGAGCCGAGCTAGCACCGTGTCAGTACCTGACCATTCTAGCTTGATGGTCTTGTCAGCAACCTCATTGATGCCGATTTCCAGCGAGTGCTCAGGGTCAAAAGTATCCACATACTCCCTAATGCTCATAGCTTTGACAGCCTTGTAGGCTCCCCGCTTCTCCTCGTTAGCTTCCAGACTCAAAGAGTGTGCTGTAATTTCCATCTGATAGGCTGTCTTCTTGACAGACTTGACGGTCATCCAATAGTCCTTCCCCTTATACCTAAATGCCAAACGACAACCGCTTTTAACTTTAGTGATGTCTTTTGAGCGGTATTTGATGACCAAGTAGCTACATGACCCTTTTAAAAATCTAGTCAGATCGGCTGCATGGTACTTGATCCCATTTTGATTATCAAAAAAACCGATAACATGCGTGTCAGTTGAGTCTCTAATAGCAATTCTTACGTTGTTTTTCACTACGTCCAAGCCTCCTCAATCTCAGCATAAGCACTAGCGACCTCAGAGAAGCTAGAAACTAATAGCTGTACTTTCGTCTCTCCGGGTGGCGCTAGAAAAAATTGTGTCCCTAAAATCTCATCATCAGGAGCTAGCAAGCCATTCACATAGAGCCTACCTGGTTCATCCGGATTGACCTCTCCGCTAGCATCGATGAATAACTCCGAACCAGCAGGATAGCGATTTGGCACATCACGCCAAAAAGGCACATTCAGCTTAAAAAATGAAAAATCATTCAAATACTGATGTGTGACGATTTGGTCATTCGTGTTTCTACCATTTATCTGCCCGCAAAAAAACTGCACTTTGGTAGCTTCTACATTCTTAATTCCTGATTCAAAATAAGAGAAATACTGACCATACCAAAAGAAAGTGACCTTATCACCCTCTTTTCGCAAGTCAAACATATTCCTATTTTGATTTCTAGCCTCAGTTCCGTATGGGTTATCTGCTACCCAAAAGCTAGGAGTAAAGTCAATCTTATGTTTGATATGACTTCCTCCCTTTCCATCACCAAGCAAAAAATAAACGCTAGCCAGGTTCCCAACTCGGTCATGTTTCTCAATAGCCATCCCAGCGATAAAACGATTAGAATTATCTACAACAGCCAAACACCAAGCGCCTGTCTGCCCCATCAGCCCAGTTTCAAACCAAGCTCGTGCCCAGATGTACCATTCTGTAGCTCCTACAGACAAGTTGAGCTCCTTGATAGCACCGAAAAAGGGATTATTCCCTGTATTATTAAAGCCTCTAGGTAAAAGGCCCACCCGTCCATTAAAAGCCGTATCGGCTGACATCGTTGTGACAGCCTTCTTTCCTTGATTTTCATAAAATACCATGCCATTTTGCCAGTTAGCAAAGTTTCCACCCTGATTACTAGCTAGAGTAATATTCTTCTTTTCTCTAGCATAGTCAGTCTCTTCAAATTTCCCATACTGGATTACGCCAAGTTTACTAGCGATAGCGACAAAGCCAGACTCTTTCTTGAGCTTGATTTTGTAGTTGATAGGTACAGGCTCACTGCCAGTGTTGATAATCGTAGCTTCCCAAACGCCTTGATCATTTTTAGCAAAATTAAAGCGTTTAGTATTTAAAGCATGTCCTAAACCATCTGCGACTGTAAAATTGATAGTCCCTTTACCATTAAAACGAATCTCTTTAAAATTTAGGTCTCCGCTAGGTATCGCATAAAAAACACGATCAGGTAGGTGGCTGAAGGTAAGCTTTTTCGGCTCAGCTACATTCAGAGCCTTCTGTAAAGCATCATAATCAGCCACGCTATTATATTCCACATAAAAAGGGATAGAAATCTTCTTCAATTTTTTTCGAGTCTTGACAAACTCTGCACCACTTATTGTTGGATAATCTTGAAAAGTCGGGTCATAATCTGCGCCGTTAAAGGCGGTGAACCCATCTAAAATAGTAATCCATCTTGTCAATTCAACATCGTTAAAATGTACTTTTATCAATTAAGCCCACCCCAATCCATTCACAGCGTTCAGGATAGCCTGACGCTTTTCTTGTTCTTCAGCTATTGGTTCAGCTAGTATCTGAGAGACTTCTCTCGTATCTACTTGCTGAGACACAATGACTGGCCGATTAGCCAGCTTAGCGATGGTTTCTAGAAGTACCGACTCCTTATCTCGGTTATGATCAGTATTAAGTATCTGATCCAGCAATTTACCAGATGTCAAGGCAACTTCCACCTCTCGGTTTCCCAAAACTCCAAAATCAGGAGCTAGGATTTCATCTTCAAAGCTGTCAGCAATCGAACCAGCCATCCCACTGACTGTCTTCTTGACCGCTTTAAATTTATCTCTCAACCCTTCATCAAGACCACCCATAATAGCATTACCAGCAGGGATCAAGAGCTTGCGGTCATACTCGATTGGCCCCTTGTGGTCACGGATCCAACCTGCGATACCGCCAACAAAATCCGTCACACTACCCCAAGCAGATTTTAGACCGCCCAGGAAGCCATCAAGGATAGCCCGACCAGCATCCCAAAGATTGATATTAGCTAGACCTTTAAAGATATTCGTGACACTGTTTACCACATTGGTCACACCCTGTTGTAAGGTATTCCAGGCATTCTGAGCGCCTTGGATCAGACCGTTGATGATAGAAATAACCCCTGATTTCAGGGCATTCCAGCCATTCACAGCCGTTGACTTGATGCTCTCCCACAGACCAGACAGGAAGTTCATGAAGCCATTCCAGATATTTTGTGCTCCCTGCACAAGACCTGTTATCAAGTTTGTTACAGTGGATTTGACCCATTCCCAAGCCGCTGAAGCAGCCGACTTGATAAACTCCCAAATCGCAGATAAAGCAGCTGAAAAGTTTTCAAATGCAGCTTTCCCAAAGCCTATAATGGCATCGACCAAACCCATGAAAATGGCTTTAATGCCTTCCCAAACCAGAGAAACACCGTTTTTTATCCCCTCCCAAATCAGAGCTAGGTCAGCACCTAGCTGGGTGAAATTTCCAGTCACTAGGTCAAGGATGACCAAGATTGCACCTAAGAAGATCGATTTGATAAACTCCCAGGCTCCCTGAAAGACCATCTTGATGCCTTCGAAAATCTGAGAAATTCCATTTGAGACACCATTCCACAGATTCAAAAATCCATCAATAAAAGGCTGGACGATAGACATGATCGTCGTAGTAAATTGGGTCCAGGAAATCGAAGCAGCCGTTTGTACTGTCAACCACAAAGCATCGAAAAATACAACGATCCCGTTCCACAAATTCTTAATATTTTCAACCGCTGAGCTCCAAGCCTCAGACACTCCATTCCAAAGATTGTTGGCACCCTCAGAAATGCCAGACCATAAACCAGTGAAAAACTCGGCTATTCCCTGCCAAGCCACCTTTATCCAATCAACAAAAGCAGCCCAAATCTGACGGCCAGTTTCGGTTTGAGTGAAAAACCAGATTAGTCCAGCTGTAAGAGCGGCAATAGCTGTTACAATGATTCCAATCGGATTTGCGGATAGAACCGCATTAAAAATACCAAACGCTCCGCTTGCTCCCATTGTTGCAGCAGCATTAGCAGCTTCAGCAGCCGTAAGAGCTCCTGTCCGCACAAATTGAGCAAGCATCAAACCATTTGTAACTGCTAAGGTAGCGTTTCGAATTGCTTCGATTCCTTTAATAACAGCCATAACTGTTTTATAGCCAGCCCAAGCTGTAGTAATACCTACCACAGCAGATTTTAGACTATCTAAAGCCACTGGACTATCTTTCAACCATCCAGTAAAATCTTTCAGCTTTTCAGCAGCCCCTCTAATAAAACCAGTAACTGCTTCAAAAGCACTTCCTAAAAGATTAACTCCCTGCTCGCTACCAGCAATACCAAGCAAATCTCCAATAAAACTACCAACAATCCCAGCGATATTACCAATAGTCGCTCCGATATTCTCGAAGGCTACACGAATGTTCTCGCCAATGTTGACAATCTGACTGGCCGTACTTTCATCCAATCCAAGATAACTTTTTAAAAAATCTTTGTTATCTGCCTTGTCTCCAGAACCAAAAATCATATCAGTCAGTGCATTGAGAACACCACTCACATTAGTATAGATATCATATATTTCTTCCATGATGGATTGAGCGATATAGTCACCAAATACTGCACTCAAACCTTCCTCAAGCGCAAAGCCAATCACTTGAGGAAGTCCACTCAGGACATTCCCAACCATGGGGATAAAATTATCAACAATAAATGTTTTGGTAGTATCATACAAGGCTCTTAATGACGGACCAATATTCTGCCCGAGAGCTAACTGACCAAGCACATTCTGCGCCGCCGCTTTCATCGCAGCAAAGGAGCCACTAAAGGTTGATGCGGCCTCTTTGGCAGTCGTCCCTGTAATATCCAGATTTTCTTGGATGGCGTGTATGGCATTATAGACATCAGATAGGTTGTTGATGTCGTATTTGACACCAGTCAGCTTCTCAGCGTCAGCCAAGAGCCTTTCCATTTCGGATTTAGTACCACCGTAGCCAAGCTTGAGGTTATCAAGCATGGTGTAGTTCTGCTTAGCAAACCCTTGATAAGCATCTTGGATTCGCCCCATATCCGTACCCATTTTATTGGCATTATCAGACATGTCCACCATAGCCATGTTGGCCACATCAGCAGCTTTCGCTGTATCTCCACCCAAAGATTGCAGGAGGCTTGCAGAGAACCCTGTTACATTCTCCATATAAGCATTGGCTGACAGACCTGTTGTCTTATATGCTTCAGCAGCATATCTTTTGACCGTATCAGCACTACCCTTGAAAAGAGTCTCAACCCCTCCCAAAGATTGCTGGAGGGCTGCCCCCTCATGAATAGCCGCTGAAAAAGCCTTGCCAATTCCAGCCGCTGCAATTGCTTTTGTTGCCACGCTAACCAAGCTAGCTCCTAGCGATTGACCAGCACTTTGGCCAGCAGCCGACGCCTCTGGATTTAGAATAGCTTGGATTTTCCCAGTGATTCCTCTCGCAGACGGAATCAACTGCACATAAGCTTGCGCGATTTCTGTAGCCACTACTTCTCACCTCCTAACCCATCTAAGATTCGTTGACGATACGCTTCAAATTCCTCACCAGAACTAAAGACCATCTCATCCCTTTCTTTCTCTTCTCCAACCAACTTCTGAGCTATCATGGTTGGCCTGTTGGCACCATTTTGACCATCTTTCGTCTTAAACCAGACGAGCGTTGACAGTCTATCCAGCGTACTAGCCATCAGCAAAGTCTCAAAAGGCACCTTCTGATTACTCAAAGCCATCTTGATCCGAGAATCCTCTTTTAAACCAAAAGCAAAGACAGCTACCTGTTGAGCAGGTAACTGCCTATAATCATAAATGCCATAAGTTTCAGCGAGGTCACAGATGAGAGCATCTTCATCTAGGACGATCATTCTAGCAAGGAGGGCTATTTTTTTAGATGCGTCCTGCTTTTAAAGATTTCTTCCACTTCCTGCATCAATTTTCCTGTCGGCACCATCCCAGTTTCTGTTCGGACGTGGTCCTTCAAGTCCTGAGCCTTATCACCCAGCATCAGATTGATAACGGTTGGCAAGACAGCAGGATTCTTATCCACTTCTGCAACTGCTTCCAGCAGTTCATAGTTATCCAATCGTTCCTGCGTGATTTCAAAGGCAAAACCAGTTGAAGTTTTCCCTTTAAATGTTTTTCCTTGCATGCCGTGATTTCGTTTGTTACGTTTACGTTTTGCCATCTATTAAGCCCCCTTAATGTATTCGTAGTGAGTATTCCCACTCTTATCCTGGAAAGCTGTTATGGTCGTTTGATACCCAACAACTTCCCCGTCTTTATAGCTGATTTCTCCAATTTCAGTGACCTTTCCAGAAGGAATCACGATACGTTTGAGAGCACCATTTTTCAAGATCATCTCGATAACTAGACAATGATTTTCTAGTTCTTTTGAATTAGCTGTGATGGTAATACCAGTTGTAAGATCTCCAGACACATTTTCAGCTCCATAGACTTCTTTGAGGACATCAATATTGAGCCCCTCAATCAAAGTATAGCTGAACGTATCCTTCTTTTCAGTCTGAGAAGAGTTGACGATAGAGCCGCCCCATGCCTTGATATCTTCTGATTCAGGCGAGTTGCTATTTGTCACCCCATCTTCCGAGATGTACCCTAAAGACTTAAAAGTAGCCTCTAGCTTAGTTGTTGCATCGACTGGCAACTTTGTGCCAAGCGGTGCCGAATGTACCGCTCCACCAACTTTAGGTTTTGCAGTTGTTACATTAGCTTCTAATGCCATTGCAGTATCTCCTTTAGTAATAGTTAATGTCAAATACCGCCTGATAGCGATATTGTTTAGTTTCTGTGTCCGTAAAGTTGTAATCGCTGTTCAAGTGGACACCGCTGATTGAGTCTAGCTCAATCAAGCCTTTCACAGCCTGCTTCACTTTGACATTGAGCTCAGCAGCTTTCTGCATGCTCGGAGCGTAACTCTGGAAGGCAAAAGTCGCACTTCCAGAATGATTTCGCTCACTGCTCCCAGTTTTTTCAATAATGACAAAACTGGCTGGCATCTTTGCTTCATGCTCAAAAAATGACGGTACATCTAAATGACCGTCAAGACATTTCTTGATAATAATTTCAATCATTTAGCGCACCGCCTTCAGCAAAGTATTATTTCGTAGATTATCTTTCTTAGCTTGATAGGTTTTGGGATAGACCATCGCATTTGCCCGCGTCTTCCCGACATGACTGTCCTGCTCATAGCCTGGGCCACATCTGCTACGGATTTTAGTAGCTTCCTGATTTAGTAGATTTTGGATTTCCCTTGACTTCAGCAAAGCACCGACTCCAGCACCATTTAGCTTGACTTGCATATTAGCCATACCGCTCCACCGTCACTTTCTTGTTCCAGTCCAGCGGAATCAAGCTGTCAATCCCTTCTATTGGGATGCCAAAAGTGCGCCACCGCTGATCAAAGAAAAGAACTTCCTTATCTTCCCAGTTATGAGTGTCGCCTTTTGGTATTGCTAAGGTGTAGACAGCTACCTTGCCAGTAAGATTGAGCTGATTGACTTTATCGTCTGTTGAGGTTGGGCGCACAAGCACATTTTCAACTTCAATTTCTCGATCTTCGAAGACAGAATGACCAAAATCATCCTGTCCCGTCTTGACCTTGTCAATTAAGGTCACGGTAATACCCTTAATCCGTCCCATAGATATCCATCACCCCAAATCTTTGCTTCTTCAGTCCCAAGCGTTTGAGCTCCGAGTCCTTGATAAAGAGACCTCCACCAGGCACCAAATAGGAACCACTTACCGAGTAGCCCAAAGCGCTCTCAGCAAATTGAGTCATCGGTTCCTGCTCAGTAGAGGTCATCAAGGTACGAGCCACTACATCGACAGTAACAGACTTGACCACACTGGCAAAAGACGAATTCTCAGCCACAAGCACATCCAAGTCTTTACCAACCTTCTTAGCTTCGACACGCAGAGAGTCAGAGACAATTTTCAACAGAGCCTCTGCTCGCTTACGCTCGTCTGATTTCAAAAGACGCCACAAAGTTTGCAGCTCTTCAACTGTTGCAAAGTCTCCCATTCAGCTTACTCCTTATGCGCTTCTAGCAAAGCAATCAATTCTGCTTTTTTAGCTTTGTCACTGTACTCAACACCAAGCTCGTCTAGCTTAGACTTGAGCTCTGGCACAGTCCAGTTATTTGGATCATCCACTTGTCCTTCTTGCTGCTTTGCATATTCAGCAGCGGGAATCCAGTCGCCCAGCAATTTACAATCTGTTTCAATTGTCACTAAGGTTTCTTTGTTAATATATTCCATATTAAGCCTCCACACGAGCAAATGCCTGCTCGTCAAGAATTCCCCAACCTACATACACTTGCGTACGTAAGCAAACTTCACGGTAGCGTTTCAAGTCACGACCAGCTCCGTCTGGATCACCGTACTTAATGATTTCAAGAGGAATTTCCTCTGCATATCCCCATTTGACGGCATTTTCAAAATCACCAACGATAACATGGTCTTTTTTAGCCGAACTTGCAACGGTAGTCAATGTTTTATTAATATCAGACTTCATTCCGTAAAATGATCCTGGATTTTGGCCAAAACGGTATTCAGGATATTGGACTACCCCATTTACCTTGATTTTCCCAAGTGCTGCTCCTGCAGCTGGAGACAATGCAATACCGTTTACTTCGCAATCATTTGCTGTGATGGTTGCGACAGCAGTATCAATATTTTCATCAATTTTATCTGCTTCATAAGTCACTACATTTCCAGTGATCAAACCATCAAATGAGTTCGTTGATTTGAAAGAAGCATCTGTCATTGATTTTGGTTCAAGCCCATGGAATGAAGCGATATCGATTGCTTGTGCAACTTTTTTAGACAAGCCATCGATAAATGACTTGAGGTAAGATAATTGTTTTTCTTCGGAACAATTTACAAATTCCTCTGATACCCGTGCTTGGTAAGTAACCAAAACAGGTTTGATTACTTTTGGTTTCATAGTTGCACTTCCGGCATTTGAAGGGGAACCTTCACCTACAATTTCAGCATTCCCTTCGAGATTGAAAACAAATGTTTCAGTCCCAGAAAATGGAATAGGTTCTTGAGTAGTAAGCTTTGCAAGAGTGGAATGCCCCTTTACCTTACTAAAGATATCTTGTACTGTTTCGACTGGGAATAGATCCCCTGTTTGTAGTGTTGGCATAAAATTATTCTCCTCTCATTTTGTGCAGCATTCCTTTCAATGCTGCATCTTTTTCATCAATCGAGCTAGGTTCATTTGTTCCAACAGGATAAGTTGGTTGAGATTTCTTCATAAACCCAGCCAAGCGCTCTGCATCTGCTTTGAAGCTTTCTTCATCAGTCCCCTGCAAACGGTCTGCAAGGTCGTAAGGCAATCCATGTTGCAAAGCAATCCGAGTTCGTAGACTAGCTGTCTCATAACCAGCAATTTGCTTCTGCATTTCCTCAAGTTGCTTGTCAGTATCTTCCTTGATTTGATTACTAGCTTCAATGTTTGACTTCAAGCCAACATTTTCTTTTTCCAACTCTTCAACACGAGACTTGAGCTGATCGTAGTCGCTATACTTCTCTTTCTCACGAGATAAGCGGGCCTTAATAGCAGCATCAAATTCTTCTTGTGTTGTGATCGGTTTAAATTCTGACATTCTCATGTCTCCTTTCTCCTGCTTTCCCGGCAGTTCGGTAATTTTTAGCATCAAAAAAAGCAGTCACAAGACCGCTCGTTTTAATAACTGATTTTTTGCTTTTTCTTAGGCTTGGTCGTAGCACAAGCCCAGTGCGCAAGCAAAGCGCTATCCATCAAAGAAATATCCATGTCGTCAAAGTGCGATCGATAGCCAAAGCCACCGTTTGAGCCAATATTCCGCTTATCGCAGTTAGTGACTACTTTTGATAGCGATGGCTGGCCAGCGTGACAGATGGTTTTCTGGTAGATTCCCTGTTCCCAAAGAGCATTGGCTACGATGATTTCTTTCACCGTCGGCAAAATCACATTCTTGATTCTGTAGTCCTTCAACTCTTCGTTTAGGATTTTCTGACCACTTGCGCCATCAATGACGATTTGAGCCACATCGGCTTTACGCAAAAAGGCAACCATCCACTCATTTCCATTACGAACGGATTGGCAGTCTACTGTTTCAACAAAGAAACGGCCATCCTTGGTCCGTGCAGCAATACTCAATGCCACGTTCGTTCCATCTTGACCGTACTTAATACCAACAGATAGCTTGCCAGACAATTCTGGAACATCATCTACCTTGAGCTCATTCCACTCCGTTTCAGAAATGGCAGATTTCTGGTTGTAGGTTGGCCAAAATCCCAAACGTTGGATATTATGGTCCAGCTTATCCTCACCAAGCTCTGCCTCAATCTTACGCTCGTTTAAGTGGTAGCCCATGGATGGATTGGAATTATACCAAGCTTCCACATCGTCAATTTCCTTTTCGTCAGAAACCGACCACTCAGCCCAGCCAGAATACTTCCCTTTGCCGAAAAGACAAGTCTCACGATACTTAGTAAAGACCGTACCGCTTGATACAGGGGTCGGAGGTGTCCCACACATTATTGTGATAGGATTTGCACTATCTGTTACTGTGTACTTCAAAGCAGATTCTTGCTCAGTCGTGTACTCCTGAGCCTCGTCAATAATCAGCATGTCAAATCCCTCACCAAGACCACCATTTGATGTCCTGGTACGAAATTGGACAACGCCACCAGTAGAATAAAGCTCGATTCTTTCCTGCCCCTTTGCCCGAATGGAATTGAAATCCTCACCATCCACATACCCCATCTTTTCAAGGTATCGCTTGACCTTTTCAAAAGAGGCATGAGAGGTGGAAATTCGGTGAGCAGTATGCAGGATATTCAATCCCTTGTGCAAGCCCCAAATTTCAAGAATATAAAGGATTTCAGACTTTCCATTCCGCCGAGGAATAGAATAACCAAACTTCTGATGCACCCAAAGACCGTTCTTGTCAATGGCCATCATAGGTAGCAAAAGGTTTTTCTGCCAGGCATAGCAAGAAAGACCTGTCCGTTCGTAAAGTTCAATCGCTTCTTTAGCTTTTGAATTTTTCTTGACGTATTTTAAAATCACCGATTGAGTAGGATTCTGATTGCCAAGTTTCTTCCTCGCCATTCCACATTCCTTTCAATCGTCATCGCATGATAACCCTATCGCTGGGAGATATCGGATCACCTCCTAATCTTTAATAGCTCGGTTTGAAACTTTAGTATAGACATCCACATAAGTCTCTTTCTTGTCGCCATTATGCGTGATTTCCGCATAATCGCCACATTTTTCACCAGATTTAATTCGATTAGTACTAACAAGAGCCTTCCAATTTTGCAAAGTTTTGCTAAACCAAACCACAAAGCAGTCTTCTTCTTTGATTTCACGACCTGACAAGCGTGAAAATTCTTGCGATGCCAATTGTTTTGCTTTTTTTAACATGTTTTATTCCTTTCTGAACATAAAGAAAACCGTATGGAAATCCAAACGGTTTATAGTGATTTATAGCAGTTTATAGAATAGAATTATAAATACCTCACACAGAACCTCCTTTCAAGTTTAAAAAAAAGAAAAGCACCCTGACAACTGTCAACGTGCTTATGCTATAATTTCAACTTCCTTGATTTCATCTTCAAAGAGTTTTGTCCACCGGGTTCCTGACTTAACGGACAACCCATCAAGTTCTTCATCATAGACATCCTTGTCCTCGTATAGACAGATGCCTTCAAATGTTTGGCCGTCAATATCGGTGATTCTGACAACCTTGTTATTAAATTTTCTAAGTTCCATCAGTCTCCCCTTTCGTAGTATGTCGGTATCAAGTGTGCGCCAGTTTTGCTATATTTGATTGTCACAGCATTTATTGGCTTACCAGTATAAACATCAATTCCCAACGGCCTATCTTCAAATAAATCAACCTTTTCATTGCTGGTTTGAGCGCCTTTTCTATTTGTTTCTAAAAATCCTGTCATCTTGTACTTGTCATACAAAGCATTGACATCTACATGATCATAAAAATAGCTCTTTCCAGATGGAGAGGTTGACTGAATATGTCTAGCTTGTTTTTCATGGTTGATTTTATCCAACCATGTACCATTTTTGAATTTTTCTTGGATATAAACTACATCTTTTAAGCGCTCATATCTTTCACTATCATTATACTTCAACTCCTGAAATTTCGCTAGTGAAATAGGTGCGTTCTTAGATCCCAAAACTTCAACGATTTTCTTGTACTCTCGGATATCTACCTTTCGGTTATTATCACGCACATCAATATTCTGCTGTTTGCGTCGTTCAAGGATATCAGCACTTTCTTTTGACCATTTTTTTGACCAAGAGTTTTGCTGCTTCCCATTTTTAGGATGATAATCAATGGTACATTGACAACGTTGATGCCGTCGATAAAATCCCAGTGGCTCTTCACCGTACAAGTATTTACCAACCAGCGACTGACACCAGTCACAACAATGTCCTGTGGAATGTCGTTCAATAATTGGAGCTAGCCCGACTTTCTTCTGCAATTCCGCATTTTTCTGAATACTATCATCAATAATGCTCTGGCTAAAATTGACAATCGGCTCTTTCAAAATCCAAGCAATCTGACTAAACTCAGCTTCACTGGAAATCCGATTGACCAAACCAGCTATCCTATCCTGATTTAGTTCAGGAACTTGAACTTTTAGCCCAATTTTAGCCTCCTCATTCAGATTCTTCTGAACTTGTTGAGCATAGCCACTTATTAGCTCGAAATTCCGTCTTAGCGTCTCCGTCAGCAGCCTTTTAGCTATATTGTAATACATTTTACCGTCTGGCAGATTAGAGGGGCTTATAGATCCTCTCATAGCATTGGAAAGAATCTCCCCTAATTCAATAGCATACTCATTCGCATCTAGATAACCAGCTGACTTAGATTCTAATTTTGACAAGAGAGACTTCAGCACTTCACTATCAAGCCTTGCCTCCTCAAATTCCATCTGAATTTTCGTCAACAACTCCGGCACGATATCCCTGACCATCATTTACCTCCCTCTCAATCGGAGTAGGAACAGGATTCTCAGCACCCTTGATACCTGTCAAGTCTCGGATAGTCTCACCATCCACATATCCAGGCACAGCCTGATTGAGCTTGATAGCACCATCCCCAATCATCGTCAACATGTTTGCATCTGCTTCAAATAACGGCTCCCACTTTACTTTCGTTCTTACAAATTGACTGCGAGCATATTGAAAATCATCTCGCAAACAAGTGGCCACATAAGCCACATTCAGGAAACCTGCTCCTAGCGACCGCTGAGCCTTCCGACCAGCCAAACGCAAATTCTCATGACTCGCCTTGATAGCTTCCACAGATGATGGATTGTCAGACACAAAACCTAAATCATCCAAAGTTAAGCCCATTTCACCAGCAAATCCAGCAGCAGCCGTTCTCAGTTGCTCCGTAAAAGGCGACATGCTGGCAGTGCTAAACTGGCCAACATTTGGCTTTTCACCATTATCGCTAGCCGAAATCGTCAATAGGCTTGATACTGTCGCTTGCCATTTTTCCAATGGCTCTGCATCAGGATCCAGCCCCAGAATATACTTTTGAGGCCATGAGTAGAACTCAGCCGTAATATCTGCCCGCTCTAAAGTCCGCTTAGCATATTTCTGATAATACATACCAGCTCTCGTGATACGACTGCGCCCAAATGGCCTGACGGCATCTGGTCTATGTATCACTGGAACCAACAGCGGAATATCCGTTGGATTGCTGATTGAGTAGGGGCGACCATCCTTTGGAATGAAATGCGTTGCATTTGGCTCAAAGTAAGCCTCTAAAGTTGCCTGACCATAATCATCACGAGCCAGCACCGCATAACCTTCCACAAGAAGACCAGTGATAGGATCAATCACCCCGGTCGCATTGCTAGCTTCGATTACCTGTAACCGAACCTCATCATCTTCCCCTTTCGAAATATAGATGAAGCAACACGAGCCAATCAGCGCAGCCAGAATAGCACTATCAAAAAAGATATCCGGATTGTTTCTATCAAAAATTTTCGTAACATCAAAGATGTCATTGGCAAATTCCCGAAAAACCAGACGATCAGCAAGACTATCCACACCTTTAGCGGTCCACCCCAAGGTCGCCCTGTACTGCGCCCTGACATTTGGAGGAATCGTGATTCCTATTGGCGCTTCCTGATGCTGCATAGCATAATGCTTATATCTCAGATTGACCCTTGACCTACAAGATGCAAGTTTCCTCCTCAGATAATCAATTCCTCTTAATTCCAAGTCATTCTCCTTCTATTTCTAGGTTTTGGCGCGAGAAAAAATGTACAGTGACGGCGTGAAGCTCGGCCGAGCCTTGGGGGAGGGTACTACCCCCCCTATCTGCCAAAAGGCAGATTGGCTACAAAGACATTATTTCAATTTTTTTCAAGCGTTAAGCACAAATATCATTATTATTTTTTATTTAATAAATTTAGAATAGCATTCGTTTACATACTAAAATATTCTTTCGAGATCTTAAGCTCTATACTTTGTCCAATCTCTACTTTGAGGTAAATTGCGATTACCAACAACCTTTAAACTTTCCGTTTTGCTATCAGCATATAACTTATCAGACTTCTGCCTATTGCATTGCCAATGAGCCAGCTGTAGATTATTGATGTCTGATGGATGACCGTTTCTATTGATTGGAATGATGTGGTCAATGACCGGACTTAGCGGATGCGGGTACTTCAAGGATTTATCAACGGGTAGCCCGCAAATCCCACAAGTATTTCTGGTTTTAAGTATTATGTTCTTGTTCTTTTCAAATGCGACACGGTGAGGGCCGTTTCTATCTGGGCGGGGGAGGTTCATCTTAGGGGCTTCCTTTTTTATGATTGAGGGGGGAGGTTTTCAAGACCTCTCCGATTGTTCTGGGGAGGGGGGTATTTTCTGTACTTGAACCCCTCCCGTATTTAACATATCTTATATTTTGTGACTTTCGAGAGATTGTGCTTTAGCTCAATCAGGTCAATGGGTTTATAGCATTTCTAATTTATCCAATTTACCATTTCTCAATATGATAAATAAGCGTGCTTTTAATACGTAAAAGTAAGCATACTTTCATCAATTTCATCTTGATTATATCCAATATAGTCTAATGTGATGTCTGGTGCAGAGTGATTAAGTATCTGCATTAAAATAGCTATATTTCCATTTTGTTTGTAATGATGATATCCAAACGTTTTTCTCATCGAGTGTGTGCCGATGTTTTTTAGTCCTGCATGTTTAGCTGCATCATTTAAGAATTGATACACAGCTACTCTACCAATGTGTTTAATGCTTACTCCATCACCTCTAACTTTTTTTCTACTCGGAAAAAGATAGTCGTAATTCTCAAGATGATTTTCTTTTATATAACGATTCAAAGCCTTTCGTAATTCTGGGTTAATTGCAAATTTTCTTATTTTGCCAGTTTTTTTCTCTTTAATCTCAATTCTATCCTGGATAACATGTTTTACTTGAAGAGGAACAATGTCGCTTACTCGTAGACCTGAATATATCCCTACTAAAAAAAGAATATAATTTCGTTCACTCTTTGATTTCAAATAATTCTTCATTCTATCAATGTCGTCTGGTTCACGAATAGGTTCTACTTTTTTCACGACATCACCTCCAAACCACAAGAAAAGGCAGGGTGTGCCTGCCTTCGTCTATTATTCGATAATACCATTTTAGCACATTGAAATTGGTATTTACTCTTAATTTACTCCGCTTTTACTCCAGAATTGCAACCTGCTCACCGTTTCGGTAAAGCTCCGCAAATGCTAATAGAGCTTTATCAAGAATTTCGTAGTATGAGCTCTCTGATATAGCAAGCTCGTTGTATATAGTCTCATCTTTCTTTCGATGCCATACAAGGTACTTCTCGTATATGATCCTGCGATAGTAAGGATCGTGTAGCTCGCTGACTGCCTGCTCAATCGCATCCAGCTCCATCTCTGCATCAACCTTTCTGATAGCAAGCTTCTCGACCTGACTGGTCGTATCGCTTCCAGGATTTCGAGGCATGAAAGAATACGTCGTGGTAACTTTCTGACCATTTTTGTCATTGGCTACACGACGCCAACGAGGATAGCCTTTCAAGATTTTCTTGGCATTTTCTTTCGTTTTCGCTTCGTTGATTTCTGGGAAAAAAGGCATCTCTCACCTCAATTCTATGTATTTTCATTTTTCAAGGCTAGTCAAAAACTTTGAATAACGCTGCCAGCCCGTCAAAAATAGAAGCAAGTGTTCTAGCCATACTCTTGAATACTTGTTTAACGGCTCTCGCTAGTTCTTCAAGTTCTTCAGGACTTAGCTGAGCCAATTCTTGATTCAACTTTTCTTGCTCACGCAGTAGAGCCTGTTTAGCTTTCTTCTTCTTGATTCTTTTGTTCATCTGGTTTTCTCCAAATTTTAGTGATAGCTTCAACAGTGCTGATAACTGTGATACCAATGATAACAGCAATAAATCCTGTTAACCATGGATGTTGCGCCATAAATTCATAACCGTTCATACTACTCTTCTCCTCTCTTTCCACTTGATCAACTTACCTGCATTGTCGTTATTCCAGTAAGGTGGGATTCTACCGATGTCTTTTTTTACATAAACAATCTTTTCAATCACTTTTTCAACTGTTTGTGGTTGCCGGTCATCATCGCTCCATCCAGCAAGCCACGCAGGATTCACATTATAAGTCTTAGCTATTTTCTCAATCTGTGGGATCGATGGTGTCGCACCTTTTTCGTAAAGCAATAAAGTATTTTTAGAAATACCTGTAGCTTCATGGATTTCACGACGGCTGAGGCCGAGTTTATTTCTTAATTCTTCAAATCTTGACATCATCTGGCCCTCCAACGCCGATGTGGCCGCCGTTTTTCAGCTTTTGCGTGTGCAATGGCAGAGCGAACCATCCCATCCCAAACATAATCAGCATTTTCAAGCTGCAAGTCAAGACATCTGACTCTCAACTTGTCAATCTCAGCTTCTTGCCTTTCGATATCTTTGTATGCTCGCTCATATAGCTCATCTTCTAGGAAGCGAATGCGGTCAGCCATTGCTTCTTGGATAATAATGTAGGTTGGTTTCTTGTATTCTGACATTTCTGCCTCCTAAAACGGTAAGTCATCATCTGAGATGTCCATCGGCTGGCTATTTTCAAAAGCTGGTGGCATCTGGTCGTCCATGCTGCTCTGATTAGCAGCTTTGTTACGACTTTCTAAAAGCTGGAAGCTGTCCGCTACGACTTCTGTGACATAGACACGCTGACCTTGCTGATTTTCGTAGTTACGAGTCTGGATGCGACCTGTAATTCCAATCAAAGCGCCTTTTTTAGCCCAATTAGCAAGATTTTCTGCCTGCTGACGCCAGATGACACAATTGATAAAGTCCGCTTCACGTTCACCACTTTGATTTTTAAAGTTGCGATTAACAGCCAGACTAAATGTTGCGACCGCTAGGTTTTGCGTTGTATAGTGAAGTTCAGCATCGCGGGTCATACGCCCCACAAGTACGACATTATTGATCATCATCCGCCTCCAAAATATCTTGATTTTCGTAGATGTTGCCGATGATTTCCTCTGCCTCCGTCCAAGCATAACCTTCATTCAATCCTTTCAGATACACTGCTGGCATTCCGCCTATGAATGTGCCACCATATTCTTTTTCTAAATACACTTCATGGGGACATCCTCTTGTACATTTAACGATGTCACCGACAAATACCTCCTTGCCATTTTTATCCAAAAGGCCTGTTGACTGCATAAGGATGATGTTTTCATCTCTAGGATGCAATTCAATTTCCTGATTTCTGTTTCTGTAAATTTCTGCCATGCCGTTCATGGTTTTTGTTTCTTTATCCCACGCCCTAAATTTTGGAATCATCTTGCACCTCCTTATTTTCTCTCACCTGTCACTTGATTTTCTAAAACCCTAAGTTTAAAACATCCGTTATCACCTGTGCTTACTATTGTGATTTCTTCAGTCCATTGACTTCGTGTGTAAGGGTATCTGCTTGGTCGTTTCATATTACCTCCTCAATCTCAATCCCTGGGCAATTAAACACCCAGCCAAATCCAGCTTGTTCTAGCTCCTTGCGGGTGAATTTAGTTTTATGAGAGTACCACTCTGCGCACCAAAACATTTTGCTATTTTTTTCGCACAAAAATTGAGCGTGGTTTTTGTAATTTCTCGCTTTGGGCATGGAAATTCGATACCGCTTCTCTTTCTCGACCTCGTAGCCATAAACAAACGCTAAATGCAACTTTCTGAGATTATCTTCTGTAGCATATACCCAATCATAAATTTCACTTGGTACTGAGTCGTAATTTAACCCAAACAGGCCGCTTTTTAGGTTGCTCAACCAATCCGCCACAAACTGCGGGATTTTGACTTTTTCGAGTTCGTCTAGTTGTTCGATTAATTTTAACAACCCATTTCTACTGATTTTTATTGTATCTACGATAAGTCCCTCATTGTAAGGCAAATCCTCGATATGTTTTATCAATTCCTGCTTATTCATCTTCCTGTTCCTCTCAAATACTCAGGTTGCTCGTAAACATTACCTATAACTTCATTTTCTTCAATTTCAGTCCATAAATTTACTGCTTCACTGCCTGTATCAATTACCCAAGCTCCTTCAAGTTGCTTAACAATCCCTATTATTTCCTTATCATACTCATAAAAACCACCCACTTCGTCAGCTCTTCCAAAAAATCTAGTGGTTTTAACAATGTCGCCCTCAAAGATTTCTTTTCTTGGCTCTGAATTATCCAAAATGTCTGTAAAACGCATGATTTCGCATTGTTCCCAGTCATACTCATCATGACAAGTGTCACAGTCTGAATGTTGGCAACCTCTAACTGTTACTGTCTTATCTCTGTAGTCTATATAGACAATATCTTCAGGCCAAAACATCTTAGACAGCTCTTTCACAAATACTCTTATTTTTAGCATCAGTTTCTGCCTCCTCTCAAATAATCAGGGATTTCATCCCCTACTTGCAAATTATCGTACTGCTCCTTGGTCACAAGAAACTTGCCGTATCCACCAACCGTAACCGTGAATTTCCCCTCAATCACCTCTTTATCAGTGATTTTTCCAAGCACTTTCATAGAGCCGCCAGCATTATCGACTCTATGAATCGTGATGAGTTTCCGTGCTTCGAGCTGTTCGACTCGCTCGTTGAGCCGATTGATTTTGATTGCCCCTGCAAGCACAAGAGCTAGCAAAATTACAATCATGGATAAAAATGGCAAAAATTTCATTCCAAATCCTCCTCTTTTATAAACACGCCATCAATCATTTTCCCTTTGCGATGTTTGATGGTCTGATAAGCCAATGCTAGACAGTCATCGGCACTTGTCTCATTGTAAAGAGCCAGCACATGAATTGCGCTGTGCAGAAGCATCAAGTCTGGCTTGATCAGCGGTTGCTTGGTTTCCTTGTGGAACACATGCTTGTAAATCTTCTGGGCAAGATTTCCAAGGCTCGAAACCATCAGTAACAATTCCAGCTCCTGAGGAGTTGCTTCAATCTCCGCACCATTGCGAATTTGCTGTTCAAGTCCAATCAAGACGACTTGAATATCACCCAAAGCATCATAAATCAGCTCATTCTTGCCTTTAGCAATGCCCTCAAACAATTCTCCTGCTTCTTCCATAAGTTTTTCAAACTGCTTGACTGGATTAGCTTCATGTAGATTTCTTTCTACAAACCATTTCTCTACTTTTTCTTCAAGCGACATCATTTTAGTCATGTTGTTTCTCTCCTTTTTGTCTTATTACTTTATTCGACCTGATTCTTAGCTCAATTCTTGTTATCGGAAATGTTATAACTAGAATTATTCTGATTATCATCTCCATCAAAAATTCAAAGGTAGTCAGTATTATTTTTAGAATTAAAAATATTGGATATACAGATTTGGATTCGTAAATAACCCAGTCAAAATATCTCTTCCATTGTTTTTTATCTTGCGGGAATATATTTTTGAATAGCTTGTTCATTCTTCCTCCTTCATGAATGTAATCAAGTAATAACAAGTTTTAGAACCATATAGCATTAATGCAACTTCATAGGTCATCAATACCTCCTATCCTTCATCCCAGCAGGATATACAAAGCACCTACCTGTCGCACCCTCAAAGATACGACTTGACAGAGCACCATTCCCAAAATCATCCGCATACAGCGCCTTGATTTCCTCACTGGACAAGTTTGTGTTGATAATCGTGTTACTACGATTATCCAAAATCTCGTAGAGCACACGATGCGCCCACTCATTGCTACGAGCGTCAGCCTTGCGACTCTCTTTCCCCAGATCGTCAAGAAATAGAAAGTCAACGTTGGTCAACAGCTTTATCATCTTAGACTCAGAGTAGCCATTGTCAACCTTAAAACTCTCTTTGATTAAGCTAAATAGCTTCACAACCGACACGAAAAGCACACTTTTCGGATCGTCATAAGACTTAAACTGCTTATTAAGATAAGCAGCCAAGCCATAAGTCAAATGGCTCTTCCCAACACCAGACGGGCCAGTGATGATGACATTTCCTTTCTCACCTTTCGCATAGCTACGTTCCAACCGCTTCACGAAATTCACCGCTTCCTGGTCAATATCGCTCATAACCTCATAATTTCGCAAAGTCTTATCTCTTAGCTTGTCTGAGATAATGCTATCTCTCTCAAAGACAGCATAAGTATCAGCTAGCTTGCTTTGAACCTCAGATGTTTCGTTTAGCTTTTTTTCGAAGAGGCTAATCGCAGCCTTGGTGCATTCAGGACACTGCTTGATTTCTTCCAGCTTTCCCTTGATCGGCATTTTGGTTAGCCAGAGCTGGCAACCGTGCACTTCGCAAGTCTCATCTAAGACCTTCCTAGCTTCAAAATTTTTAAAATAATTCATCAAAAACCTAACCTTTCGTCAACTGATTCTGACTTGGTCCGTGGAGACTGATTCAGATAACCTTCAAATTTTGGTCCGAATAGAGTCTCGGGTCTGAGATATTTCTCATACTTGGTGCCAGACCAATCTTTGACCATTGTGTCAATCACATGGATAAAGTCATCTAATCTGAATCCTTCGTTCCATCTAGCCTTGATATTAGTGCGAGTCTTTAAACCATTTGCCTTGTAATTCCTATTGGCTTTCTCATTCAAGTAAGATATGATTTCCTTATATGGAATATCTTCTTCCTCGTTATCTGAAACAGTAGGATAGGTAGTTAAGCTATCCTCATCTAAGCTACCCTTACTTAACCTAACCTGTGTATCCATTTGGTATCCATTTGGTATGACATTTTTTAAAGGCTTGAGGTCAGCTGTTTTTGACTTATCAAATTCCAATTGAGCCTTTTCGGATTGGTACAATGTTGATTGGAACCTATCCGAACGAATATAATTGTGAATCCGCCAATGACGAATGACAACCACACCGCTATCAAAAGGAATAAGGAACCCTTTTGTGATAAGTAATTTCATGTCATCATCGCTAGCTCCGATAGTTCTCTGAATCGTTTTCGCCTTGTCAATAAACCCTTCATCATCAGCTCCCATATTCAGATGAAAATAGAGAGCCTGAGACGATAGTGGCATTTCAAGAAAACGGTCAGTTTCAGTGATTTTTCTGCTAAACATTCTACGTTGAGCCATTCTCTACCTCCTCTACACTTGAAAATTTTGTGTATTCCTTATGGAAATACAGCTTCACCGTCCCTAAACTGCCATGCCTATTTTTTTTGATAAGTAGCTCAGTCAGATTACTTTCTGGCTGGTCGTCGGCCTTATCTTGATAGTATGCGTCACGATAGAGAAATGCTACAATATCAGCATCCTGCTCAATACTCCCAGAATCCCTCAAATCAGACATGATGGGTCGCTTATCCTGCCGTTGCTCAACGCTCCGACTCAGCTGAGACAGAGCAATCACTGGGACTTTCAGCTCTTTAGCAATGATCTTCAACTGCCTAGAAATCTCAGACACTTCCTGTTGTCGATTATCAGTCTTTCTTCCTGTAATCAGCTGCAAGTAGTCAATCACAATCAGACCTAAACCGCTCGTTTCCTGAGCCAGTCTCCTCGCCCTCGCTCGAATGTCCGAAATTCCAACACCAGCCGAATCATCGATGAAAATCGGTGCTTCAGCTAGTCTGCTCTGAGCATAGACTAGACGTTCCCACTCGTCCGTAGACAAAGCGCCCGTCCTGATATGATGATTTGTGATTGCCCCTTCAGCTGACAGCATCCGCTCAACCAGACTTTCAGCTCCCATTTCAAGCGAGAATATAGCCACGGGCTGATTGGCCTTCGTTGCCACATTCTGAGCGATATTGAGAGCAAATGCCGTCTTACCCATCGCTGGCCGTGCTGCTAAAATGATGAGATTGTCCTCATGCAAGCCTGTCGTCAGCTTGTCAAAGTCATAAAAGCCTGTCTCAATCCCAGTAATTTCACTACTGCTATTTGACCGCTCTTCGATTTTAGTGTGATTTTCCAAAAGTACATCATGGATAGGCCTAAAGCTGCCCTTGTTGCTAGACTGGCTCACTTTGAGCAGTGACTGCTCAGTCTTAGCAATAATCTCATCAATGTCCATGTCCTCATCGTAAGCATTACCAATAGAATCAGACAAATTCCCAATAATTTCCCGTAACTGTGCTTTTTTGGCCACAATTTTGGCATAATGCTCCGCATTAGCGCTAGTTGGTACAGCATTGATAATATCAGCTAAATAACTAACATTACCCACCAGATTTAGCTCATTATTAGCTTCCAGCATTGACTTGACCGTGACTATATCGATAGCCTCGCCACGATCAGCAAGACTCATCATAGCCTTAAATAGTATCTTGTGAGCTGGCCTGTAGAAATCGTCTGGCTTGAGATGCTCAGTCACCTCGACCATCTTGTCAGGATTGATAAAGATTGACCCAAGCACTGCCTGCTCAGATGCTAAATCATGAGGCAGAACCTTGATTTCATCCATGGCATCCACTCAAATCACCCCAATCCTGTAAGCCAGCAGGCTGCTTCTTTCTAGCTTCAGCCATCTGCTCAGTGGCCTCACAAAGAGCCTGCTCCTGCATCCACAGCACATAGAGTGCCTGCATGTTGAGCATTTCTTCTTCTTTTCGTTTTTTTTCGGCTTTACGATGATCAACATAGCAACCGACCACACCAGCCAAGAAAAAGAATGCAATCATCATCACGCTTCCTAGAAACTCACTCATCGCTTTCAATCCTTTCTCTTATTATCCTATCTTCCTGCTCCAGATGAACGATGCGCACAGCATTTCTCCGCATGCTATCCCGATTATCCTTTATCTGAGCTTGTAGATCCTTTAGGTGATGCTCTCGCTCAATACCAGTCTTAACTAAAATAGTCAAGAGAAGCATAAAGCTGAAAAACATTGTAAACAATCCTAGCTGTAGATTAGCGATTAAGTTTCTCATCGCTTTATTTTGAAATTTCAGATTTTCTAGTTCTTTCTTTAATGCCATATTTCACATCACCCCTTTAATGCCGTCCGCTCCCAATTTTCGTGATACCATTCAATGACCGCATCACGAGGGAATTTATCGCGTCTTCCTTCGATTCGCGGGAAATCTTTGTGACAATTAAACCGCTCATCGAATGTTCCCGTATCTCTCGTGCCCAGAAGCATTTCAGAGCATTGAGATTTATTCAACTCCATCGGATAGCGCCGCTTCTCGTCAGTCACAACATGCATGACTTTCAAAGCTCGATCCATCAAACCAGCCTCAAACTGGTCTAACAGTTGATTCATTAGCTCATTCATGATATAATCCTCTTGAATTTATTTATTTCAAAGCCTGATTGCCGTCAGGCTTTTTCTGTTTCTGACCAATAGTCAGCCAGATTTACTGCCATGACAGCCGCAAGGTTCTTTTGCTCGGTCAGGATTTGTCGCTTGTACGGAGCCAGACCATCATCTCGTTCTGTTGCTGTTTTTGGCAGATAGTAGCCATTTGGCTTTCGTTTCTTGGCAACGATTGGATGATGAAAGTTGACTCGCAAGCTCTCAATCACTTCCTCAAGCTTTCGCTTAGTCAGTCCAGTCATGTTTCTCAGCTCACTTGCTTGGATAGGCAAGTCAAAGCTGGCGCAATTCCTGATTGCATTAAGGACCTTGACCTCTAACTCATTCATGTCTCTGCTGATCGTCATAGCTACTCCTCGCTTCCCTCAATATCCAAAACTTTTGAAATATTGTCCTTGAGCTTCCGACTACCTTTCCCATATTTAAACAATTCTGAGATAGTTGATTTCGTTACTCCCACAGCCTCAGCAAGCTGAGTCTGAGTCCATTCAAGGTTGTACAGTCGCTCTTTCACAAGAGCAATCCAAATTTTCTGTTTTTGGCTCATCTTTTTCCTTTCTAATTTTTGTTACCTTTTCTGCTATAATAAAAGCAGAAAGGAGGTGAAATCATGGTTCATATGAAAATTAATCTTGAGCATTTTGGATTCAAAGCTGAAGATATCAAAACAGAGATTTTAGAAATGGATGCCGACCATATTAAATCTCGAACCACTTATCCTAATGGATTGATATTGAGTTTTGAGCAAACTGCCGATGAAATATCTGTTGATACTAATTGGCGTTGGAAACAAGAACCTGATGGTTCTCTAACCCCGATACCTTAATATTAGGTGCATTGATATAGATAATATTTTCGCTAATCTGTATCAATGTTTTCCCTAAAGCAGTTTTATTAGCCTGTTTTTTTGCAGGCTTTTTATTATATCGATACTTCTTCGGTCTCATCTCCTCTCCCCCTTTCTATTTTTAATAAATTAGCTAAAAAGTTAGCGAACACACTTGACAAATTTTAAAACTAGTATTAAAATTAAAGCATGCAGAAAAAAGCTTACTAAAACATAATCTATCCTATTTCAACAGACGCCAATCAGTTTTCAGGAGTTTTATTTTTTAGTCGCATTGTTCGCTAACTTTAGCTTACGTATGTTATTTTAATACTAATCTTAATAAATGTCAAGTGTTTTAAGATTAAAATTAAAATATTTTTTCGTATGCTTAGAAAGGTTGATAGATAAATGCCTACAGCATTCGATAGAATTAAAGATTTAGCTACTAATCAAGGAATATCTTTGAATCAATTAGAAGAAAAACTAGGTTACAGTACTAATACTCTTTATGGTATCAAGAAAGCAAATCCAAAATCAGATAGACTTCAGGAAATTGCTGACTATTTTAATGTTAGCACTGATTATTTGCTGGGCAGAACCAACAATCCAAAAATCGCTGACGACCAAGAAAAATTTTACTTTGAGGGTCAGGAAGTCAATGTGGAAGAACTTGCTGCTACAGCTATGCGCTATAACGGCAAGCCACTGAGCGACGAAGACAAGAAAGCGATTCAAAACATCATCGAAATCTATTTAAGAAAATAAAGGATGATACTATATGACCGAAAAAGAGCTCTGTGAGGAGCTAGGGATAAAAGTATTTGTGTTTGAGGATTCTTTGTTTGAAGATGAAGCCTTCTTTGTCCCAGGCATTAGAACAATGTTTCTGAGTGACAAAATCATGGAAGAGAATCGCATTAAAACCATCTTACATGAGATAGGACACAAAAACCATCTTCCTCACTTATATGCAATTTTTAGAGAAAAATATGAGCTAGAAGCAAATCGATCTATGATCCAGCAGCTTATCCGATTAGAGATTGAAGCCTGTGAAGATAAAGAGCATTTTAACTTTTTAGCTTTTATGCAAAAATACAAATTAAAAACCATCGCTGACGAAGCAATGGTTAAAGAAGAATACAATAATTTAGTCAGTAATTTTTAAAGGAGATATTCTATGGGGTTAAAAGGACTATTGAAAGCAAAAACGATTGGTGAATACCTTCAGGCCAAAAAGGATCCTGAACTTATGAAGCAAATTGAAGATCGCTCCTTAGGAACTGCACTAAAACAATCTGCTCAGGTCGCAAATCAAAATAGTATTGTTAAAAAACAAAAGCAATTAGATAAAAATGCTATCAAATGCCCACATTGTAAGAGCAAAAACGTACAATTTATGCAGCAAGGAAAAAAAGCTTTTTCTGTTGGGAAAGCTGTTGGAGGTGCTGTTTTATCTGGAGGAATAGGGACTCTAGCTGGTTTTGCTGGAAAAAAAGGGAAAAAGCAATGGCATTGTCAAGAATGCGGAAATATCTTTGAGACAAAATAAAAAAATCCCCACGCTTTGCTTTGGCCGGCAGCGTGAAGACTGAGCTAGTATAGCAAAAAGGCATTCAAAAGCCTCTTTTACTATACCCATTTTATCAGAAAATGAGGTGAAAAACAAGATGGCATATTTTAGAAAAAGGGATAATGGTTGGGAATATCGAATTTCTTACAAAGGATCTGACGGCAAGTATAAGCAGAAATCAAAAAGTGGATTCAAGACCAAAAAACTAGCTCAAGCTGCAGCAAGGGAGGTAGAGGATAACCTATCCGAGAATATCCTGACAGACAAAGATGTCACTCTTTATGATTTTGTCAAAACGTGGTCCGATGTTTACAAACGTCCGCACATCAAGGATAAGACCTGGGATACTTACACCAAAAACCTTAAGCACATCAAGACCTATTTTGGAGATTTGAAAGTAAAAGACATCACTCCGCTTTATTATCAAAAAAGGCTTAATGAGTTTGGTGAGAAATACGCCCAGGAAACCCTCGAGAAATTCCACTATCAAATCAAGGGAGCTTTGAAAGTAGCAGTCAGAGAACAAGTGATCAGCTACAACTTCGCTGAAGATGCCAAAGTCAAATCTCAGATAGAAACTAGGTCGGAGGATAACGACTTTTTAGAAGAGAGCGAATATAAGGCTCTAATAGCCTCTACACGTTCCAATATCCAGTACGTATCCTATTTCACCCTCTATCTCCTTTCGGTCACTGGTATGCGTTTCTCTGAGGCTCTGGGGCTGACGTGGAACGATATAGACCTGCAGAACGGGATAATAGACATTAATAAGAGCTTTGACTACTCTAAAACGCAAGATTTTGCTGGTCTAAAAAATGAAAGTTCAAAAAGAAAAATCCCAATTGACAGAATCACGATCGAGACTTTAAAAACTTATAAACAGAAACACTGGCAGGCCAATATTAAAAATAGGGTGTGTTTTGGAGTTTCAAACTCGGCTTGCAACAAGCTTATTAAAAAACTGGTAGGTAGGCCTGTCAGAAACCACAGTCTAAGGCATACTTACGCTTCTTACTTGATATTCAAAGGGATTGACATTGTGACCATATCAAAGTTATTAGGTCATGAAAGCCCAGATATAACCCTAAAGGTCTACTCGCACCAGATGGAAGCCTTAGCAGATAAAAACTTTGAGCAAATAAAAGAAATATTCCTGACCGCTTAAATTTGGGGCGGATTTGGGGCGAAATCCCCACAAAGCCCGATAAATCAATGGCTTTTAATCCGTCTACCGCCTTTTTTATCGGTTTAAATCCGACTTTATACTAACCAAAAGCCTGAAAAATCAGGCTTTTTTATTTGTCTTTTGTACGTCATTGGTCAAGTTTAATCAATTGCAATGATAGCAGAATGAGCAGTTTCTATCTAAAATCTCAGCATTGCTAACAAAAAAGAGCGGAAATTGATTTCCGACTCCTTTTCATGCATTCAAAAATTATAATTCAGCAATTTGGCTGAGGTTGACTTCGGCCACCGTGTCATTTCCAAACATAGAGATAATCATCTTGACCTTATTATTGTCAATTT